ATATAGATGGCTATGACAATAAACCCGACAAAGATGGCACCGACAGTCTTTGCCACTTTTGCGAAGAAGCCTGATTTCTTTTTTTGCGGAGCGGCAGGAATTGGCAGCGGTGCAACTATCGTCTTAGCTATGGGGTTGCCGCACTTTGGACAAGCCTCAGCTCTGTCGCTGACCTGGTTACCGCATTCGCTACATTGAATCAGAGCCATCGGAGGACCCCTCCCTTGATGTGTTGTTCTAGAAATCACCCTTACCTGAGCGATATTTCACCCGGCCGACCACGTGGATGTGCTCGATGTCATCGGCGGATACTGTAATCGCCTCGTAGCGTTCTGCGTTGTCACTGATGATCTTCAAGTCACCGTTTGGCAGCTGGCGCAGGCGTTTCACCAGCATTTCGCCAGCGTAGACCAGCGCAAATACACCACCGTTCGCGGGAACGCGCTTGTCTGCGCTGTCTACCAAGACAGTGTCGTCATCGAAGAGTCGGGGTTCCATGCTGTCGCCGTTGACCTTTACAGCGACCAGATTGGCCGGCTTGGCGTCGAGCCTTCGAATGTACGCGGCTTGAAAGGGAAGCGGTTCACGCTCTTCGATGTGCCACGACTGGCGGCCCTTGCCCGCCGACAGCTCCACGTCGATGCGTTTGACCAGGACAGTCGATTCAACAGGCAACTCGTCGAGGTTGTTGTACACGGTGATCGGGCGGGCGGAAAACGTAACAGATCCACCGCCGGCAGCAACCGCACGCTCGACGCCACCGATGAGCCATTCGACCGACTTACCCGTCAACTCGGCCAGCACCGGCAACTGCCCCTTCCCAATGCGACCAGTCTTCTTCCAGCCGTTCACAGCTTGGGGCGTAACGCCGCATGCCGCAGCAATCTCGGCCGAGGTCTTGCCCGACTGATCGATGGCTTGCGCTATGCGAAGCGCTACAGAGGCGGTGTCAGAGGAACTTTTCATGCGCGGGATTACATCATTGCTTTCAACGACGAAGCAATGCTTGATGTTTGGCAAGCAATGCTTTATGTTTGAGGTCATGAACACGATCAATCCTGAAGCCCTAGCGGCAATCCGTGAGGCGGTTGAAGCTGCCAAAGGTCCGAGCAACCTTGCGCGGGCCGTTGGAGTCTCGCCTCAGATGGTCACTCAGTGGACTAGCGACGACCCGAAACGCCATCGGCCGGTCGCGGCGCCGCATTGTCCCGCTATCGAAAAGAACTTCGGTGTGAGCCGGAAGCGTCTGCGCCCGAACGACTGGCACAAGTACTGGCCAGACCTCGATGAGCAGCCGGCCGCAGCCTGAGGACACCCCCATGAAACGACTGTATGCGCGCCTGGTGCTGTGGCTTATCCGGCTGGCGCTGGAGACGCACCAGCCTAGCCCGAGCTGCAGTGGCCTTATTTCACGATCAGCTCTGGAAGCCGAGCCTCGTGCTGTTCGATGAGCTCTATCCGGGCATCCAGATGGGGATTTCCTTAATGAAACAGTCAATTCTCAACGCGGCGGCGGCTCTCCGGCTGCTTCGAGCACCGCAGCCAGCGTCAGAGTCAGAAAGCTTTCATATTCGGGGTTGGGATCCTCGGCGAGCGCGTCGACTTGCTCTGCAACGCTCTCGCGAAGTTGTGCAGCAAGTTCTTTCCGCCTGGGATGCATCGCCACCATGTCCTGAAGCACCCAGTCCACAAGGTCCGAGCGAGCGGAGAGGAGGTTGAAACCTGTCTTGAGCGCCTCGGCTTGCTTTTGTAGCAGCTCGACCTCTTGGCGCAGTTTCTCGATGGTCTCGGTGAGCTGATTGTTTTCCATGCGTACCCCTTTCGTGGGCGTTTGAGAAGGTGAGATGTCTCGATTGTTCCATGGCTGTGGGTACGCACCCTAAAAGTTGAAAGGCGTCGTTGTTCGACGCTTTTATTTGGCCCCCACGCCGACTGTGGTGGCAACTGTGGTTTTGATTGAATTTTCCAATCAGGAGAAGAAGAAATGCGGGTAGCCGAACAGCCGCAAACCGGCACAGGCAAAGGGTTTCAAGGGTTTTCGACGGGTGGTGCAGGTCGCTTTTTCCCCGATAGCGTCATCGCTGGCCTGGGCACGTTCCGGGATGCCTGCGCGCTGGCCTGGGAACACCGCTCCAACGAGAGCCTGACGTTCCAGATGCTGGCCGTGATGGCTGACCTGCAGCCCCAGCATGTGGGGGAGTACTTCCAACGCGAACCCCTCAATTCGAAGGGCAATCCGCGTCGGCCGCTGCCGGCCGAGAAGCTGCACGCCGTCGAGGCCGTGCTGGGCAACAGGATTCTGAGCCAGTACCTCATGCACCGCGGGGCCCTGACCATCATGGAAGCGGTGCTGGCAGCGAGGGGTGCATGACGTATTTGGAAGCGATCGAAGTGGCCACGAAAGCCATGCAAGACGCGGTGGGGAAGAGCGGGGGAGACGACATCCGGTTGACCAAGGCCATCGCCGAGGCTCAGCAGGATCCGCACATCGCTGAAGCATTCGCCACGGTGGGTCTGCACGACCTGCTGGCCGAACAGAACACGCAGCACTGAGGCATCCATGGACGCACAACAGGCACTCCAGGCACAGCGCGGCTACATCAACGAGCTTCTGCACCGGATGACGGTGGCCGAGACGCGCGGCGCCCGGCTGTACCTGGTGGCCGAGACGAAGCGGGCGATCGACGAGCTGGAAAGCATGCTGTTGGCGCGCGCGGCAGGGACGCACCCATGAACTACTACGAGCGCCACATCGGCGACTACATCCGCGACACGGTCAGCCTGACCATGCTCGAGGATGGCGCATACAACCGCCTGCTCGACCAGTACTACCAGACCGAGCGGCCTTTGCCCGCCGACAAGAAAGAGATCTACCGCCTGGCCCGCGCCAACAGCGCACCGGAGCGCAAGGCTGTCGACTATGTCCTGCAACGCTATTTCGAAGCCACGTCGGAGGGTTACCGTCAGAAGCGGTGTGACGAAGTGATCGAGGATTTCTGGGAGCGCGATCACGGCAAGGAATCCAAGCGGGAGAACGACCGCGAGCGCCAGCGCCGCGCGCGAGAGCGCCGGGCGAACCTGTTCGACGAGCTTCGCAGTCACGGTATTGTCCCTGCGTTCAATACACCGACACGCGAGCTGCAAACACAGTTGTCACGCGTGACAGAGCGTGACGAGTCGAAAAATGTCACGCGTGACAACACGGCTACCCAGACACCACTCCCCAATCCCCAAGATATAACCACCACTGACGTGGTGGTCGTCGACAGCGTGGCTGCCGACCCGACTTTGACCCCGGCCAAGCCTGCAAAGCCGGACTGCCCGCATCAGGCCATCGTGGCGCTGTACCACGAGTTGCTGCCCATGTGCCCCGGCATCCGGGATTGGACACCGGCCCGTGCGCAAGCTCTGCGTGCCCGGTGGAACGAGGACCCGAAGCGGCAGGACCTGGCCTACTGGCGCAAGTTCTTCGGCTACGTTGCCGAATCCGACTTCCTGACCGGGCGCAGCAGCAGCGCTGGCCGCAAGCCGTTCCTGGCCAGCCTGGACTGGATCGTGAAGGCCGAGAACTTCACGAAGATCCGTGAGGGCCGCTACCACGAGCAGGTGACCGCATGAACGCGCCCGACGATTTCCCGCAGGCGCGCGTGTTGCACAGCATCGAGGCCGAACAGGCTGTGCTGGGTGGGCTTCTGCTCGACAACGACGCGATCGACCGCATCGGCAGCCTGGATGCCGGTCATTTCTACCGCGACGACCACCGCGTGATCTACGGCGCCATCGTCCGCCTGATCTCGGCAAACAAGCCGGCCGACGTGCTGACCGTGTTCGAGCAGTTGCAGGTCGAAGGCCGCGCGGAGCGAATGGGCGGGCTCTCGTACCTGAACGCCGTTGCGCAGAACACACCGAGCGCGGCCAACATCGCGCGCTATGCCGAGATCGTGCGGGACAGGGCACTGCTGCGCGATACGGCCGCCACCGCACGCAAGGTGCTCGAGATGGTCGAGACACCGGGCTCGATGAAGGGCGCCGAGATCGTTGACAAAGCACAAGGACTGCTGGCGCAGCTCGCCCAGGTCGGCGTGCAGCGCGGCCCAAAGATGCTGTACGACCTGATGACCGATTTCGTCGAGCGCGTCGACGAGCGATACCACAGCCGTGTCGAACCTGGCGTGCCCACCGGCATCGGCTCGCTCGATCGCGCGCTGAACGGCGGCTTCCACGACGGCAACCTGATCATCGTGGCCGGCCGCCCATCGATGGGCAAGACGGCGCTGACTACCGATATCGGGTTGAACATGGCAGACGCCGGCCGAAGCGTGCTGCTCGACTCGATGGAGATGTCCGACCAGGAACTGGTTGCCCGCGCGGCAGCGAACCGCGGCGGTATCCATCTGTCCGCTCTGCTGAGCGGCCGGCTTGCCGACGGCGATTGGCCGCGTCTGACTCATGCCATCCAGTTGATGGGCGACATGCGATTCGCTATCGATGACACGCCGGCCATGACGCTGCTGGAAGTTCGCACCAAGGCCAAGGCGCACAAGCGCAAGTTCGGCCTGGACGCCCTGATCGTCGACTACTTGGGCCTGATGTCCGGTGGCGAGGAAAAGATGCGCACCCAGCAGATCGGCGCCTACTCGCGCGGCCTGAAGGCGCTGGCCAAGGAACTGAACATTCCGGTGATTGCGCTGGCGCAGTTGAGTCGGAAAAACGAAGAGCGTCCGGACAAGAAGCCGATCCTCTCCGACCTGCGCGACTCGGGCGACATCGAGCAGGACGCGGACGTCGTGATCTTTGTGCACCGCCCGGAGATGTACGACCCGAGCAACGACGAACTGAAGGGCTACGCCGAACTGCTAATTCGCAAGAACCGGAACGGCGCGCTATGCGATGTGCCGCTGCTGTACCGCGGCGCGGTGACGAAGTTCGATGAATGGACGGGCCCGCTGCCGATGCTTAGCTACGGCCCGGCCGTCCGCAAGCGCGGCATCGCCGCCGATCTGTGAGACTGACATGACAGACCTGTTCGAGACCATCGCAAAAGCTGAAGCCGAAGTTGCGCGCGCGGCTGGCCAGATGCTCGCCGCATTTTCGTCCGCAGAAGTAGGTACGCCTGCCTGCAACGCCAACATCCTGGCCATCGACATCGGCACTACCACGGGCTGGGCACTCGGCCTACGCGACGGGACGCTGCACAGCGGCAGCGAGTCGTTCGCGCCGCGCCGCAACGATGGGCCGGGCCAGCGCTGGCTGAAGTTCCAGGCTTGGCTGGGCCAGCGCGCCCAGATCGCCGGCGAGATCCAGGCCATCTACTACGAGCGGGTGCTGCGCCACACCGCAGTGCAGGCGGCGCACGTCTACGGCGGCTTCGAGGCGCACCTACAGGCTTGGGCCGACCGCAACCGCGTCCGCCTGGTCGGCGTGCCGGTGCCCGTCATCAAGAAGTCAGCCACGGGGAAGGGCAACGCAAACAAGGACGCCATGGTGGCGGCCATGCGCGAGCGCGGCCACCGCGTCGTCGACGACAACCACGCAGACGCGCTGGCGCTGCTCGAATACGCACAAAAGCAGGAGGCATGATGGAGAAGAACTGGAACGGCTACTGCACCTACTGCGGCGGCTTCGGTCACCGCGCTTCGAGTTGCACGCGGTGGAAGAGCATTCGGTTGGCGAGGCCGGCATGAGCGCACACCCGAACGGAAACTGCCTGAAGTGCCGGAAGCCATGCCAGGTGTTTGGCTGTCGGTGGTGCGCGGCCTGCTATTACCCCGGGATCGACGAAACCTATCAGCGCTACCGCGACATGATCGAGGAAGGCTATACGCGCTATCAGGCGAAGGTCATGTCTGGCTGGGGCGATCCGGACGAGGCAAAGGGGGATTGAGTGATGGCGCTCTACCGCGAGTTCACCCTGAAGTCGCCGGGCATCTGGCCCACGGTGCTGGCCTTCATCAAAGCCAACGCCGCGGCGTGCGCGGAGAAGGGCACGCCAATCCGGCTGATCGTCACGTCGGAAGAGCGGCGGCGCACTGCGGAGCAGAACGCCTACTACTTCGGCGTGGTCCTGCGCGACATCGCCGAACAGGCATGGGTGGATGGCGAGCAGTTTGGTGCGGCCGCCTGGCACGAGCACTTTGCGGAACAATTCGCGCCGCGCGAAGAACTGCGTTTGCCGAACGGCCGGCTGGTAACGCGCCGCAAATCCACAAAGGACTTCACCGTTGCCGAGTTCAGCGAGTACCTGACCAAGGTGCAGGCCAGCGCGGCCAACGACTTTGGCGTCTCGTTCGATGGAGTGATGACATGACGCTGCCAAGGACCACGCAGTTCGGCGCGCGCCTCAAACGAGCGCGGCTGGAAAAGGGCTGGGGCGTGCGGCAGTTGGCCAAGCTCTCCGGCGTCGACTTCCGCACTATCTACCTCTACGAGGATGAAGGCCGCTCGCCCAACATCGAAGGCGCGGCGCGGCTGGCTCAGACGCTCGACTGCTCGCTTGACTGGCTGTGCGGGCTGGATGCGCGGGCCGGCAAACAACCGATTTGTTGTAAATCGGAAATACAACCTTTGGGTTGTGAGGTGGCCGCATGACCCTGCCGGCCTATATGTTCCGCGACCCGGCCAAGGTCTATGAGCAGACCGAGGCGCGCAGTTGCAAGGGCTGCATTTACGAGAAGTCCGCCCGGCTGATGGGCACCACGCACACGGTATGCACGAAGCTGCTGCCGGGCGGGAAACGAAGGAATTACGGCAAGCGTTGCCAGTTTTACGGGGAAAGCAAATGACCGACAAACCGCTGTTCGCAGACGTCTCGCACGCGCTGCACGTCTCTTACCTGGTGCTGTCCTTGCCGCCGCGCCAGAAGGCACCGTTCCGCAACATGCTGATCCAGTTGCTCGAGGCGCTCGACGAACCAACGGCCGCGCAGGAGAAGTGGCTGGCCGAGCTGCGCGGCGCCGTCGCCGGCGGCGGCTATGACCCGGACCGGCTGACCATGGATGAAATGCGCGCCCAGTACGCGATGGTCACCGACGCGGCGAGGACGCGGCTGCCGTCGCCTGAGTATGCGGTGGTGCTGGCGCGCTATGGCCACGGCCCCGACAAGCTGGCCGGGTGCAAACGGCTGGCGCTGTACTCGCGCCGCTCGTGCGGCCTGACCGCGCTCGGCCTGCTTACCAGCCTGACCGTGCGGCACTACCTGCCGCGCAAACATCGCGACGGCTACAGCCTGCGAGATCTCGCCGAGCAGGCGAAGGTAGGCACCGACCGCGTCTTTCGCGCGGCGAAGTGGATGGAAAAGAATTTCCGGGCGCTGGAAGCGCTGGCGCTTGAGCGTCTGGAGCCATCGTTCATGGCTCACGGCCTCGTGCCGGACCGTACAGAGTGCGAGTCTGCGGAATCCGTTGCCGCATAAGGGATAGCGCCGAAAATAGACTTGCGTTTTTCAAACAAGCGATGTAGATTTCACCCAGACTCAGCCAAGCCCCGCCCGGTTCGCGCCGCGCGGGGCTTTTGCTTGGGCAATCGAACCCTGGGGCACTGCATCCGCGACTGGTCCCCGGTCATGGCCGATGCGACTGGAGCCAGTCCTTCAGGGCTTCGTTCATCTTGGTCTGCCAGCCATCGCCGCTCGCGCGGAAGGCTTCGAGCACTTCCGCGTCATAGCGGATGCTGACCAATTCTTTCGTGCTGGCCAGCTTGGGCCTACCGCGACCGCGCTTGCCCAGCGGCTGCATTGCCTGCATCTGTTCGGCAGACACCTCGAAGGTGTCCGGGTCGGCCGCGATACCGCGGTTGATTGCCGCGTCTTCCTCGTCCGTCGGCATGACGATTTTAGGTTTGCTGGACATAGTTGGTCACCTCACGTTTGTTTGCCTTGCGCAGGCTGATGATGTGCATTGCGTGCCCGCGCTGGGTGAACACCACACAGTAGAGACGATCACCGATGACGCCGAAACCGATCTCGCGCACTTCGCGGTAGTCGCGGCGGTCATCAACGCCCGCCATTACGTTCGGCCAGTCGAGCATTGCGGCCAGCGCGAGCGACACGCCGTGCTTGGCTTGGTTGCTGGCGTCTTTGGAAGGGTCGAAGGTGATGTCCATGTAGATAATTGTAGCTACGAATATTCGAGTGCGCAAGGAATATTTGCAGCTACATTAATTGGCCGGCGGTGGGGCAAAACACCGGCAGCGACCCGACGCGGTGACAGCCGGTCTTCTCCCTGTGCGATTGGAGTGGGGCGCGCAGGGCATCTTCGGCGGTGGGCGGGTTGCCCCCTCATTCTCTGGAAGCACAAACCATGGGACGTCCTTCGAAGCTGACCGACGCCCAATGGGAGGCGATCGGCAAGCGCCTGCTCGCCGGTGAATCCACCTCCGCGCTGGCGCGCGAGTTCAAGGTCAGCAAGACCGCCATCTCGGTGCGTTTCTCTAAACGTAACGAAACAATCAAAACCGTTGCGAATCAGATAGTTGAGACGGAGCGCGCTCTTTCGAAACTCAATGTTTCGGAACAAATGGCCGCCCGATCGCTGGCCGACTCGCTGAAAGACATTTCCGAACATCTGGCCGGCGCGGCGCGGTTCGGCGCGATGACCGCGCACCGCCTCGCTGGCATTGCCGCACAGCAGGTGGAGAAGATCGACGACGCGGACCCGCTGGCGAAGAGCGCCACTCAGTTGATGGGCATCTCGGCGCTGACGAAGCTGGCGAACGGCGCCAGCGAGATCGGTCTGAACCTGCTGCGCGCGAACAAGGAAGCCCTCGAGGAAGCCGGGCGCGGCAAGAAGCCGGTACCCACCGGCCTGAACCACTTCTATGGCGAGTCCTCTGATCCAGCCGAGCCGACCGACGCTTAATCCGGCGCTGCGCCCGTTCTGGCTGGCCAAGGCGCGTAACCGCGTGCTGTACGGTGGTCGCGCCTCGTCAAAGTCTTGGGACGCTGCGGGCTTCGCCACGTTCCTGACCTCGAACTACAAGCTGCGCGTGTTGTGCGTGCGGCAGTTCCAGAACAAGATCGAGGAATCGGTCTACACGCTGCTGAAGGCGCAGATCAGCCGCTTCGGTCTTTCGTCGAAGTTCCGCATCCTCGACAACAAGATCATCGGCCGCGAGACCGAGAGCGAGTTTCTGTTCTACGGCCTGTGGCGGTCGATCGACGAAATCAAGTCGCTGGAAGGCATAGACATCCTGTGGATCGAGGAAGCGCACAACCTCACCGAGGAACAATGGAAGATCCTTGAGCCGACGATCCGGGCGTCCGGGTCGCAGGTCTGGATCATCTTTAACCCGCGCCTGGCGACGGACTTCGTCTACCGGCGCTTCGTGCTGAATCCGCCGCCGGACACGATCAAGCGGCTGATCAACTACGACGAGAACCAGTTTCTGTCGGAAACGATGCTCGCCGTGATCAACGCGGCGAAGGAAGAGGACGAGGAAGAGTTCGCCCATATCTACCTCGGGGTGCCCAAGGACGACGACGACGGCGCGGTCATCAAGCGCTCGTGGATCCTGTCAGCGATCGATGCCCACAAGACGCTCGGCTTCTCGCCTGCTGGCCGCCGCCGCATTGGCTTCGACGTGGCCGACGACGGCGCCGACAAATGCGCGAACGTCTATGCGCATGGCTCGGTGGTGCTGTGGGCCGACGAATGGAAGGCGGGCGAGGACGAACTACTGCAGAGCTGCTCGCGCACTTACCGCGCGGCGCTTGAGCGCGGGGCAGGCATCACGTATGACTCCATCGGCGTCGGTGCCAGCGCTGGCGCGAAGTTTGGCGAGCTGAACGATGTGCGGCGCGCGGAAGGGCACAACACCCCGGTGCACTACGAGAAGTTCAACGCGGGCGGCGCGGTGTGGCAGCCCGACGATCTCTACCAACTGCCCGACATCACGAACAAGGACCAGTTCTCCAACATCAAGGCGCAGGCCTGGTGGATGGTCGCCGATCGGTTTCGGAACACGCACAACGCGATCAAGCGCGGTATGCAGTTCCCCGATGACCAGTTGATCAGCCTCGACAGCGCATGTCCGCATCTCGACAAGCTGATCGACGAGCTGGCCACACCGCGGCGCCAGTTCGACGAGAACGGCCGTGTGAAGGTCGAGAGCAAGAAGGACCTCGCGAAGCCGAACCGCAAGGGCGGCCCGCGACCGTCGCCGAACATCGCTGACGGCTTGATTATGTGCTATGCGCCGGGCGACCGGACCCTCGAAACTTGGGCGAAGCTCGGACAATGAAACGCAAAGACCGAAAGACTGTGCGCGACGCGCGCATGGGCGTGCCAGTGGCCGCCATGCAGCAGGCGCAGGCCTCCGGCAAGCGCTGGCTGAGCGGCGACAGCTTCCAGAACTTCGAGGCGCGCGTCGGCTTGGG